CAAGAACAGATTGTCAATCATTGTTGAATCAAAGGATGGTAAATATTGGTTGTTTGGAAAATTGAATGGAATGGAAGTCACCGCAGGTTCAGGTAATAGTGGACAAGCAATGAATGATTTTACAGGATATCAATTGACCTTTACAGGCATGGAGAAAGCATTTGCAAATGAGGTTTCTTCATCAATTATCACAGGATTGTTGTCATAGATGTTTTCATAATTAAAGGGGAAAAGGGGCATTCTTAATTGGATGCCCTTTTTTTATGGCAAATAATTTACATTTTTATATTTATTGTATATGATTAGATTAGATTTTGGATTAAATGATAATGTGATAATGACATTGACTGAAAATGTCACAATACCAAATCCAATATTTCTGCTTGAATTGACAAATCAACAAAGTCTTGATGTGAGTTATGTTGTAGTTACAGATACATCATCTTTCACACAACGATATAATAAATTACAAATATTTGTCACTAATGATGAACCAAATCCACAAACATTGGATGGAAATGTCTATTTAACAAATCCGGGTTTTTATGATTACAAAGTTTTTGAATGTTATTTCAATGCTAATTATACACAAGCATATGAATATGCAACTGTGAAAGGCAATCAATTGGAATCAGGACTTGTTTGGCTTGTTCCAACTGACCCATCATCAACACCTTACACACCTGACAACACTGATACAATAATTTATCAACCATGAGTTTTAAAGATTCAACCATATCAATTGGGTTCACCAATGACAAAGTCCCTCAATTTGTTGAACCAAAATCAAATCAAAAAATACCATATGTAAAATATGGAGAAGGCAACAATTATCCTGAATTTTTATTGACCTTATTCAACAGGTCAGCAAAGCACAATGCCATCATTACAAGCAAACAATCATACATCAAAGGTCAAGGATGGACATTTGACCAAACAGGCATGGAAGGTGAGCAAATTGCTCTTTTAAAATCATTTGTTGACAACCCAAATGAATATGAATCATTGACAGATTTAATGTCAAAGACTTGTTTGGACAATGAAATCTTTGGTGGTTTTTATTTAAAGGGTGTAAACAATAAGAAAGGTGAATTGGCATCATTGTATCATGTGGATTATTCAAAGGTTCGTTCAAACATAGACAACACAGAATTTTATTTGAGTGAACATTGGTTGACAGAAGATGGAGTTGAAAATACAAACATCAAACCTGAAGAGGTCAAGACCTTACCTTTATATGACCCAAACCAAAAACAGGCTGAATTTATTTTTTACTATAAATCATACAGACCCGGCATCAAGACATATACATTGGGTGAATACATTGGGGCAATTCCTGCAATTATAACTGATTGTGAGATTGCAAATTTCCATAGAGCAGAGATTCAAAATTCATTCAAAGGTTCAAAGATGATTGTCTTCAAAAATGGTGTTCCAAGTGATGAAGAAATGAAAGCCACAGAACGCAGAATGAAGGCAAAATTCTCACCAACTGACCAAGCAGGTACAATGGTGATTGACTTTGTTGATGACCCATTGCGTACACCTGAAATTTTGGATTTAAGTGCAGGTGATTTTGACAAAAAATATGATGCTTTAAATAAGACAATACAAGAAGAAATATTTGTTGGTCATAAGATAGTGTCACCTATGCTTTTTGGTGTAAGAACGGAGGGTCAATTGGGTGGTAGAAATGAAATGATTGATGCATTCAACTTGTTCCAAAATACTTATGTTTCACCAAAGCAAGAAATTCAAAGAAGAGTGTTTGACATTTTTGCACCTATAAAAGGGAAGATATTCATCAAACCTGTTGACCCGGTGATGCCATCATTTAGCGAAACCACATTGATGGGAATTTTGACCAAAGATGAAATGAGAGGAATTATTGGAAGAAAACCACTTGACATCAAAGCCAATGTGAACACATCTGTGATTGATGACTTGAATGCCTTATCACCATTGGTTGCAAATAAAGTTCTTGCAACATTGACCAACAATGAAATCAGAAACATCATCAACAAACCACCTTTGGAAAATGGTGATGTAATTGGAGACACACCATCTGCATTTGCTAATTGTAAACATGAAGAGAATGATGAAAACATTGACTTTTCAATATTCCAAAAGTATGGTGAACCAATTGAAAATTTTGAATCATTGAAGGAAACCAAACAAGGTTTTTCAAGACAAGAATTTGCATTGAGTAAAATTGAAGAAGGTGTATTGGACTTAATCAAAAAAACACCAAACATTTCTGCTGATTCATTGGCAAAAATCATGGAGGTTTCAAAGACTGAAATCAAAAATATTTTGGAAGTATTAATTGCTGACAAATTAATTGATACAACAGGCAAGGAAATAGTCATCACAAGCAAAGGTCAAGACAGAAAAATCAATTCATTTGAAGACCTTTTCATCCGTTACAGATATGCATTAAGAATTGATGCACCTGCACTTGTAAAAGGTGGAAAATCAAGGGACTTTTGTCAGGCTATGATGGACAATCCAAGATATTTTTCAAGGGAAGACATAGATAAAATTTCACAAGAACTTGGTGACTTGTATGGCATACCGGATTATGATGCATTTACAAGAAGAGGTGGTTGGTATCATGACCCAAAGAAGGATGTAAACCTTCCTTATTGCAGACATATTTGGAATCAAGAATTAGTTAAAAGAGTAAAGAAATAACATGGCAAAAGTAATGTTTATAAGTGAGGCAACATTGAAGGCAGAATCAATTCTTCAGGATAATGTTGATATGAAGGTTGTCACACCAACAATTTATGATGTGCAGAATTATTTTATTTTGCCAATTTTAGGAACAAGTTTATACAAGGATATTTCAAGCGAAATTGAAGGTGGAAATGTGAGTCAAAAATATAAAGACCTTTTGGATTTGTATATACAACCAACAATGATTTGGTATTGTAGGATGGAATTACCATTGACCATCAATTACAAGTATTTCAACAAAGCAGTTGGAGTTCAAAACGCAGACAACATGAACCCGGCATCAATGGATGAAATTCAAATGTTGATGGATAGAGCCAAAAATAAGGCTGAATGGTATGCCGAAAGATTAACAAAATTCTTATTGGCAAATCAAACAACCTATCCATTGTATTTGACACAAACAAATGTTGACATTGACACCATATTTGCCAATCGTACCAATTACACATCAGGCATGGTGATAGGTGGTTCTGATTGTTGCAGAGGTTCATACAACTTTCAAAATATTGCAACAGACAAAGGTTTTTTAAATAGAGGATGTAATGACTGCAACAACTAAACCAAACAAAAAAAACATCATCAAATTGCAAAATTTTATTGCACAGAATTATGAAATACACAAGCATCAACCAAATCCTAAACATAATCAAAACAATAAGCCAAAACCATAGTCAGGTGAATGGCTATATGTTTGGGGAAGAATCTGATATTTCTGCAAGTGAACAAGAACAATATCCACTTGTATGGTCAAATTTATTACCAAGTTCAATAAGTGAAAGCACATTGACCTTAAATGTAAATTTGTTGGTGTTAGATATCCAAAAGGCAGACCAATCAAATGAGCAAGATACATTGTCAGATACATTTTCCATCTGTCAAGATATATGGGCAATGTTGAATTCACCTACTTATTATGACAATTATGTATTGCAAGAATCAGTTCAGTTGGAAACCATCCGGGAAGGATTACCTGACATGGTGAATGGTTGGAGGATGTCATTGGCTTTTGATATGCCATCAACTCAAAACAGATGTCAAGTCCCTTAAAACAAAATTTTTTAACTTTTATATTTATAATCAAAAAAAGATATGGCTACAAGTCAAGAAATCATTGCAGGTTCAGGTGGATTCATAGTGAATAATACAACCAATCAAACAACAGGTTCATTCAATTCTGTTGTTGTTATTGCAGATGCAGTTTTTTCATCATTTTCAATCAATGGTGTTCAGCAATTAAGCAATAAAGGTATGAGTCTTGTGACAATTAAAGCAGGTACATTTTTACCTGCAGGAGTTGACAATAAAATCACATCATTCACATTGACAAGTGGAACGGTAATTGCATATTCATAGCATGAAAATCAGGTTAGGAATTGGTGTTGAATGTTTGCACATGGGTGGATTTGATTCATCCTATCAAGCAGTATTGGATAGAGCAACGGCATTGGGTTATACATTGCCAAATGCAACACAACAAGCATTGCAAAATCAACTTGTTTTGGACTTGAAATCATCAGGTGCATGGGCAAAAATGGATGTATTCTATATGTTTGCCAACAATGGGTCAAAAGAATTTGCTACATTGAATTGGAAAAATCCAAATTCAAATCAAGCAACAATTGTTGGTGCATTAATGACATGGAATGCAAGTGGTTTTGTTGGGGGTGCATTAAGTTATTTAAATACAAATTTCAATCCTACAACAGGAACACCAAATATTCAAAGAGATAATGCCTGTATTGGTGTATGGAAAAGAACACATGATGCAACAATATCTAAATATTTGTGGGGTAATAGTGGTGCATCTTCTTATGCTCCATCAATATCAAGTAATGATGTAAGAATTCACCATCAAACAGGTACATTGAGCAACACATTTGCATTAAGCAATACAGGTTTATTAATGTTGAATAGAACAGGTTCAACATCAGTCACCCATTCAGTAAATGGAGTAAATACAAATGCAACAACTAACGCATCTGTTGTTCCTGTTTCTGCAAATTATTCAGTATTTACTTATGGCACATCAACTGCAACAACTTATCTTGGTCAATTGTCATGTTGGTTCATTGGTGCATCATTGGTAAATGAAACATCTGCATTGTACACAGCATTAAACACATACATAGCCACAACATAATGAATCACAAAATTGTTGAATTAAACATTGTTAGTTGGGGATTGTCAATTCTTGGTGCAATGGTTCATTGGATGCCTTTTGTTCAATTCTTATCATTCAGTTTATCTGTTGTCATTTCAATTTGGCAATTGGCAATAATGTTCAAAAAATGGTTAAACAAATCAAGAAAAATATAAGCATACTCAATAATCCAATCACAACCATATGTGGGTTCATTTGCTTTTTTTATTCCTTAGTATTAATCGGTTTGCCATTGGTTTATGAAACCTTTGCCGAGATTGATATTTATTATCCTGTTGGCATTGGAATTTGTGGGTTGTGTTTACTTATTATCCCTGATGACCTAAAATCTGCATTGACATATTTTGTCAAAAAGAAAAGCCAATGAAACCAAATCCAATCATATTTGAATACTTAAAAACCTATCCAAATACTGCAACACTAACCATTGCAAAAAAGATTTATTCAGACCATCCTGATAAATTTAAGGACATTGAAACAATTCGGACAAAAATTAGATATTGTAGGGGAAGCAAAGGTGGACAAGAAAGAAAATCTGCAAAGCCAATAACTGATTATTTGGAGAAATTAAAAACTGAATTGCCAAAAGGTGAGACAGAAAAAATTGAGCCATATTATTTGCCAAAAGACAGGAAAAAAGTCTTGATAATATCAGACATTCATTTGCCTTATCATGATGACAAAGCCTTGTTTGGTGCAATTCAATTTGGGTTGGAAAATAAAGTTGATACCATATACATAAATGGAGACCTTTTGGACATGTCAACCATTTCCAAACATGACAACTTGGTTTCCAAAACATCTGTGAAATATGAAATTGATTGTGCCAAAATTTTCTTGAAAGGATTGAGGGAAAATTTCCCCAATGCATTAATCATTTATAAGTATGGAAATCATGATTTGCGTTTTGACAAATGGATAAGATTGAAAGCACCTGAATTGTTGGACATTGAACACATTATGTTGAGTGAAATACTTGGATTGAGGGATTTAGGCATCATTCAATTGGATTCTACTCAATGGTGTTATATGTGGGAATATGTTGTGTTACATGGTCATGAATTGCCAATGCGTTCAGGTGGTATAAACCCGGCAAGGGCAACACGATTAAAGTTAAATAGACCTGCAATCATTGGTCATTTTCATCGTATGACAAGGGACATTGCAACCATCATGGGCAAAGAGCAATATTCTGTTTATTCAAACGGATGTCTTTGTGATTTAAGTCCTAATTATATGCCAATAAATGATTGGAATCATTCATGCATTTTGGTTGACAATGGCAAAGTAATTGTGAAAGAACTATGATTGAAGAAATAGATTTTGAAGAAAGCGAATCAAGGTCAGAAATCATTGCAACCTGTCACTATGCATTGGCTTGTGCTGACTTTTTTGATTCAGCAATGTTAGATGATGAAGACAAAAAAAGGATTGAAAATATCAAAAGAATGTCATTAATTTTGGTTGAAGGATATTTGTCAGAAATTTATTATGAAAGTTATGAAGATTAGTGAACACATAAGTTTTGAAGAGGCAGTATTATCACCAACTGCAATCAGGAATGGAATTGATAATATGCCAAATGACGCACAATTGCATAATATGAAAATGGTTGCAGAAAATTGTTTTGAACCATTAAGAAAAATGTATGGTAAACCCATAAAGGTGAATTCATTTTTTAGGTCAGAAAAATTGAATCAATTGGTTGGAGGTTCACCAACAAGTCAACATACCAAAGGTCAAGCCATAGACATAACAACAGGGAGTAAAGCAGAAAACAAAAAGTTGTTTGAACTTGCAAAGACATTGGAGTTTGACCAATTGATAAACGAATTTGATTTTTCATGGATACACATTTCCTTTGCTAATTATAACCGTAAACAAATACTAATAATAAAATGATTGGTTTAATAATACTTGGTTTTTTGAATGCCTTATCTGACTTGATGATTTCAAACAGGTTGGCACATTGGGGATTTTGGTTTTCAAGTGATGCATGGCACAACAAGTACAATTGGGGTAAATATTGGAGGCATTACCCATTGATTACATTCACAGATTGTTTCCATTTCTTTAAAGCCTGTTGGGTGATTACCATGTGCATATTAATTCAAGAAACAGACACACATTGGTTCATTGCTTATTGTGTTTTTAGTTGTTCATTCACCTTGTTTCATACTTACTTGCCATATCTTAAAAACCCATTCAAATGAAAGTAGTTGATTGGATTGTTCTTATAGTATTTGCCGGGTTGATTTATGCCTGTTTTTTCTTATACAACAAAGCATACAACCAACCAATTGAAAAATATGTTGATTCATCATCTATAATTCAACACAGGTTTGATTCAACTATCAATCAAATAAAAACTATTCACCATGAAAAGACAATTTATATCATTAATATTCCTGATTCACTTGTGTTCAATGAACTCAAAATTGAGTTGTCAAAATATGACTCAACAGGATGGAAGAAAAATGTTGCACATCATGAATAACTTGGAAACAACGGTTGAATTGAATGGTGTTTTGCAGAAAAATATTGAATGGCATAAATCCCAAAACGATACATTGAAACATATTATTAGGAAAAGGGAAGACCAATTGTATCAATGCAACAATGACCTTTTGAAATCTCAATCAGAAGTCACCAAATGGCAAACAATTAGTGCAATTTTGGGCATCATCACCACAATTTTGCTATTCACACACTAAAATTATTTACTTGAAAATCAATCATTTACATCACATTGAAACAAATATTGAAATAATTATTAAAATATATATTGACAATATCAAACCTTTTTGTATTTTTGTCCTACAATTAACAACAAACAAAATGACAAATGAAAGATTTTACCCAGCAAAAGAAAGAAAAAAAGACTTTATAGTAAGCGTTGAATATTTACAATTTGGGGTCTTATCACACACCAAAAAAAAATCAATTTTAAAAGGCTCTAAGGTTTTAGGAATGAAGGCTTGGGATATTGAAAATCCAAATTACAAAACAGAAGAAGAATACAATAAATATATTACTAAATGTGCAAGTGATAGATTTAAAATGATAACTATAACTGAATATATATTTGAAGATTAACAACTAACCAACTGAGGGGTGCGTCTCACCAACGCACATTAAACAATTAACCACTTAAAAATACCTATTATGCAAAATTTCACATTAAAATTCGGCAAGTACAAAGGACAAGAATTCTTGTCTACTCCTCAATCATATCAAACATGGTTGACATCACAAGATTGGTTCAAAATACCATCAACAGAAGAAAGAATGCCAAGAATATCATCATCATGGAATGGCTATTCAAAAAAAGGTGAATCACAAGAATTGGCAGTTTTTGAATGGGAAAAAAGACAAGCATTGAAAGAAGATTGTAGAACAGGAATTTGCTCTTGTTGTGTTGATTCTATGTACTACGGATTATAAAAAATAACTGAGGGGTGCGACTCACCAACGCACATTAAAAATCAAATAACCATCAAATAAAACCTTTAATATTAAAACCAATGCAATACGCTAAAAACGAAAAACAAGCCATTAGAATGGCTAAAAATCAAATCAAGAAGGAAATGAACATTTCAAGAATTTCAGAACACCTCATCAATTATAAATCATGCAATTGTGGATGTGGTGAATCACCTGCCATTGAACTTGTGACATTCTTGAATAAAGACCAACAATTCACAAAGGTTGGAATATGTGAATACTGCTCATAAAATTTGTTTATTTAATTTAATTTTTTAATATTTGTAAAATGAAAAATATCTATTTGGCTTTATTCCTTGCATCAATTTCAATCCACTTTGATTTCAAATACGGTGCAACAATGATAGTTGCATCTGTCCTTATTATCATCACACAAATCAATTTATACATACATGAACACAACAACAAGAAGACCGGGAAGACCCGTATCCAAACCAAAAAGAAAAATGACAACCTTTTCAATCAACCAAGAACTCATTGGAAGAATAGAATTGCTGAGGCTTAAAAGAAACGGTGAATCTCTCAATGACCTTTACAATGAAGCAATTATTAACCTATTAATCAAAGAAAACATATGAAACAAATTGATAAATTGGAAGAATTCGCAGTCAAAACCTTAGAAAACCAATGGGCAAATGGTGAAATGGATTCAATGGATTTGATTGTAATGGCTGAACATCTTGAATTGTTTGACCTTGCACAAGAATTCAGAGCCATCCTAAATGAGCCTGACCCAAAAGATGACTTAAAAAACGATTTATACAACGCACTTAATCCCCACAATTAATTATGTTAGACATCTATATCAACAGGTTGACAAGAATCAACCAACTTAGAAAGTTAGCCATTGAAGAACACAACCATTTCAAGAAATACCAAGCAGATTTTTTGATTCAATTTATCACCTTTAAAATATCTAATTTATACAATGAAAAATCTAATTAAAGCAGTATTGCAAGTCATGGAGGAAGTCAAAGGAATTGACAAAACCATGTCAGTTGGCACAGGAAATTCATCTTATAAAGGTGTAAGTGACAAAGAGGTCAAGAAAATCATTGGTTCATCAATGAAAAAACATGGATTGGTGATTCTTCCAATAGGCATTGAGCCAAAGACAACCATTGAAAGATGGGAAGAACAATCACAATACGGAAATAAACTCAAGCAATCAGTTTTTTCTGAGGTTGTAACTAAGTATTTACTTTGCCATGAATCAGGTGAATCAATTGAATTGACAGGTTATGGTCATGGAGTTGATTCACAAGATAAGACAGCGGGAAAAGCCACAACATATGCATTGAAATATGCTTTGCTTTATACCTTTCTTGTGCCAACAGGAACGATTGATGATGCAGATGCCCATCATTCCAATGATATCCAAATCCCAAACAAGCCACATTTGACACAAGCCATATTTGATAAGATGTCAGAAGCCATTGAACAAGGCAAAAAGCAAGATGTTCAAAAGGCATTGGGGAAATACAACATCAGTCCATTTTTTCAACACCAATTAAATCAACTTTTAAAATGAGTTTTTACAACAAATTTGACACAAGAAGGTCAGGCAAAATAACTGCATCACAGGTTCACATCTTATTTCCAAAAAGAGACAACCCAAAGACAAAGGAAACATATGCAAAGCATTTAGCAAATGAAATGTTCTTTGGTGAAATACAACAAGGTGAAACATGGCAAACTGAACATGGCAATGATGCAGAATACCATGCCAACAATTATTTCACACAATTTTATGATTTCAATGTCAATTTCAAACCTGAATTTATTTGCAAAGGTGAATTTGGTGGAACACCTGATGCCATATCAACAACATATGGAATTGATTATAAATGCCCAACATCATTGGAAAAATGGCTTGATTACATTCATGAAGGTATTGACCATCAGCAATGGCATCAATGTCAGATGTATATGTGGTTGACAGGTTTGAAGCATTGGAAAATATGTGCATTCCTAATTGAAAACAAATTCATGTCAGAACAAGCAATCAATTATCCTGTACCTTATGAAAATAGAATGATTGTGATTGATGTCATGTGGGATGAAAATTGGGCAAATGATATTGAAGAAAAAGCACAACCAATCATTGAAATGCGTGATAAATATTTCAACAATTTAAAATTGGCATTCAATGGCAAGTAAATACGAAGAACGCAATGTCTTGATGGCAGAATACAAGCAAAGCCAACAAGAATTAATTCAAGCATGGAAAATGTATAACGAAAACAGGACAAGATTGAACTTCAAAAATCCACCTGAATCAGATTTCCAATTGGTTGCAAAATCATTGATTGATTGGGAAACAAAAACCATACAATGCGATGAAGCAAAACACAAATTAAACAAATTCAAAAACCTTAAATACTTAAATTAAAATGGAAGACAAAATGTTTTTATTCAGCATCTGCGTTGATGCAATTCCACCAAGTCATGTTAAGACCGGGAAGGATGGGAAAGTCTATTTAAACAACCTTATTTTGGCAAAGAAAAAGGAAGTTGACCAATATGGTCAAGATGTTACAATTTTTGCATCACAAACCAAAGAACAAAGGGAAGCAAATGAAAAAAGGTCATTTGTTGGTAATGGTAAAACAATCAAATGATGAAAGTTTATATATCACCTTTTATTCAATTTCTTGTAAAGAAATATGAATTAAATTTAGACACAGAACTTGCAGAGTTTAGACAACTGCACAGGTATGAATTCTTAAATCAAAAAGAAAAAATTGAATTTGTCTTGTCACAAATTTCAGAAGTTTCATCAATCACACCTGAACAAATCAAAAGCAGAAGCAGAGTGCGTGAAATTATTGATTGGAGACACATTGCAAGGTATGTTTGCTATGTCAACAACTATGGAACATTGAGGTTCATTGGCTTGGAAACAGGTGGACATGACCATTCAACGGTGATTCACTCAGTAGAAAAAGTGCGTGACCTTATTGCAGTCAAAGACAAAGGATTCATGGACAAAATCAATGCAATTAATCATCTTATTCATGAAGAAAAGACTATCAATCTCAATTAATAAGTTGGTCAAATTGATTGATGCAGGGAAACCATGTATATCTTGTGGATGGACAAAAGAACTTGAAGCAGGTCACTACTATTCAGTTGGTGCATTTGCTAATATGCAATGGTATATTCACAACATACATGGGCAATGTCACTTTTGCAATCATAACTTATCAGGAAATCGGGAAGGATACAGGAAGGGATTGATTGAAAGATATGGTCAAGACTATGTTGATATGCTTGAATCTTTTAATTCTAAAAATAAATTATTAAAATTGAATCGTTATGACATTGCAGAACTTACAAAAACAATCAATTTTTTCATTAATGTCATTGAGCATGACCCGGAAATCAAAAATTTAAGAAACACAATTGACAACCATTTTAAAACCCAAAATTATTATCTATGACAAAAGCAGAATTATTAACCCTCCATGTGTTGGATTGGGCAGAAAACAGAGGTTTATTGCAACCTGAATTTGCTGAAAAGCAATATTTGAAAATCCTTGAAGAAATCGGTGAAACGGCAAGGGCAATTTTGAAGGATGACAGACCTGCAATGATTGATGGTTTTGGTGACATAGCAGTCACATTCATCATCTTTAATGCACAATTGAAATGCAACCAAGAATTTAAATTTCATCAGATTGTTGGCTATTACAACAAAATCAATTTTGATGATTTGATTCGGACAATTTACACAGATTATATTGGTTCAATGGCATTGTATAAACTACAATTAATTGCAAAGAATTATGACTTGATTCTTGAAGATTGTTTGGAAGTTGCCTATAATCAAATCAAAAACAGAAAAGGTGAAATCATCAATGGGACATTTATCAAAGAAAACAATGAGCCAAAGTAGCGTGGAATGGTTGGTAGAACAAATCAAAAAAGACATCAACTTGAGATTGAGAGGTTTTGATATTGACAAAGCACTTGAACAAGCAAAAGAAATGCACAAGCAAGAG